TAAGAGAATGGTGTGGCTTAGACATGGATGATTCTTTTTTAAAAAAAAATTGGTGGGAAGTTTTGAAAAGAAATTTTAAAGATAATCAAGTGACCTATTTTGTTCAGTTGTTAAAAAATTATGGTCAGCAAATATTATCAAATGACCCTAATATAATTATTGATACAATACATTCAGTCAAAGGTGGTGAAGCTAATAATGTTTTAATTTATTCAAAAACTAATTACGCATCAACTTATGATAAAAAAAGTAAAGAAGAAAAGTCAGATGAGAAAAGAGTTTATTACACAGCCGTCACAAGAGCCAAAGATACTTTACATATCCTATCTACTGACTTTCGATTTCACTACCCAATCGGAAAAGATTATTTAATTTATTTACAGGAGAGAAAATGACCAGTCCTTATTTTGAAGAATTACCTGTTGGACAATTCTATAGTCCTGAACTTCACAACATAATTTTTAACCCTAAAACACAATGGGTAAAATATTTTAATTTTACAGCTACACCAATACCTTTAAAAATACTTTTTATGGATGATTTTTACATATGGTTGTATGGCAAACATAAATATAAAGCGGGTGTTTTAAAGATGGAAAATCAAACAATTTATAACTGGCACAGAGACTCCACTAGAGGTGTGTGTATTAACTCATTAATTATGACACCTAATACTTCATATACATTTTTTAGAGAATATAATGATGTAAGCCATTCTATTATTGAATTACAATATTATCCTGGTAGCAGGTTTATATTTAATAATCAAAAGGATCACATGGTCATAAATTACAATGGCACAAGGATGATGCTTACAATAGAATTTGAAGAAGACAAAAACAAACTGAGATACATGGATTTATTAGATGAAATAAAAAAGGATTTTTTAAATGAAAAATGATCTTTGGGATAGAGGTGGTCAATATTACACAGTATTTAAAATACAACCATCACAATTTATTAACGAAAACAAAATACTTTTTGCCGAGGGTAATGTTATAAAATATATATGCCGACACAAAGGTAAAGGTGGTAAAGAGGATTTATTAAAAGCAAAGCACTATATAGACATGATAATAGAAAGAGATTACAAATGAAATGTTGGCACTGTAATACAGAATTAATATGGGGTGGTGATCATGATATTGAAGATGAGCATGATGAATTTTGTATGGTCACAAATTTATCATGTCCTAATTGTGGTGCTTATGTTGAGGTGTATTTACCAACAGACGATGCTGAACCAACTTGGCAGAAAAAATTAGGAGCGGCTAATGACTAGCTTACAACTTACATTTAATTTTAAAAAACACATCTGGTCAGCTCCAAGTGAATATAAAGATCTCGGAGACGCACAGGAAATTGCAATAGACTTAGAAACTAAGGATGAGGGCATAAATAATGGACTGGGAGCTGGTTGGGCAACAAACCAAGGAGAGATAATTGGCTTTGCGGTTGCTACTGAAGGGTGGCAAGGCTATTATCCATTTGGTCATTTTGGCGGTGGTAATTTAATTAAAGAACAAGTATTAAGATACATGAATGATATTTGTTCATTGCCCTGTCGAAAAATTTTTCATAATGCTCAATATGATGTTGGATGGCTCAACGCTTATGGTATCGAAGTTAAAGGAGAAATTGTTGATACCATGATTGCAGGAGCTTTAATCGATGAGAATAGATACACTTATAAATTAAACGCTTTAGCTAAAGATTATTTAGGAGAGTTAAAAGCGGAAACAGATTTGAATGAAGCAGCTCAGGCTCATGGCGTTGATCCTAAAGCAGAGATGTGGATGTTACCCGCAGAACATGTTGGATATTACGCTGAACAAGATGCACGGCTCACGTTTCTTTTATGGCAAAGATTTAAACATGAAATACATTCACAAAGTTTAGAGACTGTATGGGATCTTGAAAGACGTTTGTTGCCAATACTAATAAAGATGAGAAAAAAAGGTATTCGAGTTGATGTTGAAAAAGCATCCTCTTTACAAAAAAAGTTTATTGAAAAAGAAAAAGATATTTTATTGAAAATAAAAAAACTTGTGGGAAAAGATATTGATATTTGGGCAGCAAGACAAATTGCTTTTGGTTTTGATAAATTAGGTATCACATACCCTAAAACTGAAAAAAGCGGTGAACCAAGCTTTACGCAAAATTGGTTAATAAACTCTGATCATGAAATTTCTAAATTAATTGTACAGGCTAGAGAGATTAATAAATTTCACAACACGTTTTTAAACTCGATAATGAAGTTTGAATATAAAGGCAGAATCCATGCTGAAATAAATCAATTACGTTCTGATACAGGAGGCACTGTCAGTGGAAGACTAAGTATGTCAAGTCCCAACCTACAACAATTACCTGCACGCAATAAAGAATTTGGACCGATAATTAGAGGACTTTTCCTTCCTGAAGAGAACTACCAATGGGGTTCTTTTGATTACTCTCAACAAGAACCTCGTCTGGTGGTGCATTATGCTTCAAGTATTGGTGAAGGCTATGAGGGTTCACAGGAACTTGTCGAAGCTTACACAAAAGCTAATGCTGATTTTCATCAGACTGTGGCTGACTTAGTTGGTATAGATAGAAAGCAGGCAAAAACAATTGGTCTTGGTTTAATGTACGGCATGGGTAAAAATAAATTAGCAAACATGTTGGGTTTAGGTTTTGATGAGGCTAGTGCACTCATAGGTAAGTTTAATCGTAGAGCACCTTTTGTAAAATTATTATCTGATCGATGTATGAAAAAAGCCAACAGCGAAGGAGTTATACGAACTAAACTTGGAAGAAAATGTCGTTTTGATATGTGGGAAACAAAAGATTTTGGTATTCATACTCCTGAGAAATTTGAAAATGCTTCTGCAAAATATGGTGCTAATAATATTAAAAGAGCTTTTACTTATAAAGCTTTAAATAGATTGATTCAAGGATCAGGAGCTGACCAAACAAAAAAAGCTATCGTTGATTGTTATGAACAAGGTGATTTGGCTCTTTTACAAATTCATGATGAGTTATGTTTTAATGTTTCTTCTGAAGAGCATGCTCAGAAAATAAAGACAGTGATGGAGGATGGCGTGAAACTTAGGGTTCCAAGTGTGGTAGACGTTGCTTTAGGCAAAGACTTTGGTGAAGCGAGTTAGTATTTCGCTTTTGCTTCTTTTATATCGGCTAGTACCAAATCTTGCTTTATAGCATCAATTTTTTTTTCAATATCTTTCATCTCAATAGAGTAAACACCACTTTCAGTATACATAGCATTCCATTTAGATTCTAAAGACATCTTAGCATGTAACAATTCCGTTATTGCCATTTTCACTTCCTTTCATAATTAAAGTATAAAAAAGATTATAAAAGATGTCAATTGGCTTGCACTATCACATTTAAACATATATATTTATAATTAATATTAATTTAAAATAAGGAAAAATTATGGATACTACAAAATGGCACACAGTTGCTATAAGAAAAGATTGCTACTACAAATTAAAAGGTCTATGCTCAGTAAAATATAGAAGACCTAATAATATGATTAGCAAAATGATTGATGAAACAATTCGTTATCAAGCTAAAAAAGAGGGCACAAGTTATGAAGCCTTTTCAGAACATCTTTTAGAAAAAGGAAAAAAATCAAATGCCAGAGATTAAATCTAGATGGGCAGAATTTTTAGTTTATATAGACAATAAAAATTATGCCACAGGTTATAGAGACGATGAACAACCTCATGAAGATTATGAAAAGGGTATTTACGTTTCTATACCAACAAAAATTCCTGTAAGAACCGATACTCTTTTTGAGTATGGTGGTCACAAAATGAAAGCTTTAGTTGTAACTAAGTGTGATAATTTTGATGATCATTTTAAAGTTTTTTGTAGAGAGATAAAATGAAATGGATCGTAATATTTTTTTTAGCTAACGGATTGGAACATGTTTATGGCGAAGTGGATATTTGCGACTACGATAAAATATGGGAACAAGTAGATATCTATGAAGCTGCAACAAATAAAGATGTTACAGGGTGGGGATGTTATGACGAAAAAACTTTCATCTTACGAGAAAAAGCTAAAAAGAGATTAGGGACAGGTGTTTAATTTTTTCATAATAACATTTTGGTTTGAGTTGAATGATAAATTACATATGGAACATTTTTCTAATTTTCGATATGCAGATTGCGAAACTGCGATTGCAAAAATTGTTAAAGACTTTGAAAAAAAAAATATTAATAAAAAAATAAAAGCAGCTAAATGCAATGACCCTATTATTTGGTTTAAAAAATATAGATTAAATAAATGGGATCAAAAAAAAGATAAGGAGTAAAAATGGAAACATTAATAATAGGGTTAATTTTTAATTTATATACATGGAGTAATGCCGATTTTTTTGTACAGAAAAAAAACAATGAACGTCAATATACTTGTGTCTGGGTTGATAAAGGTTGGTCAAAAGCAGATCCGAAGAATCCTGCATTGACTTTACCTGGTGGATATACGAAATATAAACAGGAATGTGTGACGAAAGAAAAAGAATGAGGATGAAAGAAAAAGTTTTAGTTTATGAAGTCTGTGAAGAATGTCACGGCAATGGTTACATCCGTCCTGATAGATTTAAAGATAAAGAAATAGATACGACTTATATTTGTAATGCCTGTGGTGGCTCAGGTCACTCAGGAGCACGGACTCAATGACTTGCAGTGTATGTGGAGCTAAAACTAAAGTGTATTCCACTTTTGGAAAGTTAAAGTGTAAAACTTGCATTGAAAAATCTAAAACAGGTATAAAGGGTCATTCTGGAATGGTGTATAATAAAAATACATCTATTCCGTTAGGTTTATTTAATGACGGATTAAAATTAGAGCGTGTTAAAAAATCCAATGACTTATTTGTTAAATGGTACATAGAACATTATCCACAAAGTAAAGGAATTGTAGGAAGGCAAATTAATTATTTAATTTACAATGGACACTCTCCAATAGGCATTATTAGTGGAGCATCTCCACCCTTAAATTATTTATTATTTAGAAAATATTTTAAAGTTAAAGACGATTTAAATTTTTTGAATAATAATGTATTTAGAATTGTTGAAAAATTAAATGATAAAAATTTAGGAACTAAAATACTTAAATTATTTAGAAATAAAATC